TAGACTTAGAAGGATTTGAAGATACAGATGAAAACGGAGAAGAGACAGGTTTAGGCTTGCCCTACATTGTAACTATCTGTAAAGACACGAACGATATTTTGGCGATCCGTCCAAACTACAATCCCGATGACCCAATGCGGAAGAAAATTGAATATTTCACTCATTATAAATTTTTACCAGGATTGGGCTTTTATGGGTTTGGGCTTATTCACATGATGGGCGGATTAACCAAGTCGGTAACGGCAATTTTGCGTCAATTGATAGATGCGGGTACGCTTTCGAATTTACCTGCAGGGTTTAAGTCTCGAGGACTCAACATTCAACGTCATGATGATCCTATTCAACCAGGAGAGTGGCGAGACGTAGACGCACCAGGAGGTAGACTCACGGATGCGTTTATGCCGTTACCGTACAAGGATCCAAGCGGCACATTAACGACTTTATTAGGTTCGTTAGTCGATTCGGGTAAACAATTTGCGGCGACGGTAGAGCAACCAACAGGAGACGGGAATGCG